AGCCCACTCAGTATAGTATGGCTCACAGTAGAAATGTAGCCTTCAAGCTAGCAGAAGGATGGTTAGTTAACAGTGTAGATGCAGATAATTTTATCAATCCTGGTTTTTTTGATTACTTGAACCAGTTGGCTCATCAACAGCCGCAGAAGGCTATATTTGCTAAAGGCAAGAGAAGCCTACACGGCAGGCTGGGATTCTATAAACATGAATTTATAAATCTGTTGGGCGGATACGATGAAGGTCTTACTGGATATGGTTCTGAAGATCACGACCTCATGCACCGAGCATGGGGTCTAGGATTCAAGCTGCTGTGGTACGGAGGAAAGTTTTATAAAGGTACGCCTGATCACAGGAAACATCAAGTGGATAACTTCGATGAAAAAGATTGGAAGTATACAGAGAATAGAAACAAGGTGATTTCCCTTTTCAATCTCACTTATGGGAGATTCAAAGCTAATCACAAGAGAGAGTGGGGCAAGGCCAATGTCGTCAAAAACTTTACCGAGCTGGTATCAGTCTGAACCTTGGTCCAAGATAACTAAGCTGACTAAGCTCCAAAGGGGATACCAGCCCCTTACGCACAGAACTAAGATAGCTGTTAATCAATGGAAAAACATTACCAACAATCCCGTTATGATAGGGAGATTCAAGAAGCCAGAAGAGCTTACTATAATAGTATGCCATAATTATAAAGGCAAGTCTCTATTTGAGGAGAGCTTGGATTTCTTCGGCGTGAAAGGTTGCATAAACATATTTTATCCTATAGAAGGGCCTTTCAAACCTTCTACTAAGATAGAGCAAATTCGCAACTACTTAAACAGTAGAGAGTGCACAACAGAGTATGTGCTTTACTGCGATGCTAGAGATACTATTCTTAGGGACGATCCAAGAATTCTGATGGATGTCCTTCACAGCAAACATGCAGAATTATTGTTTGGGTCTACTATGTTCAAGGGCGGATGGCAGTGCATGCCAGAAGTATTTGAATGGACGAAGACAGTATGTAAGAAAAAAGGAAGATACCTTAATTCTGGAGTATTCATAGGTAGAACAAGTATTGCCAGAGTGGTGTTTGAAGATGCTATGCAATATGTGACTAAAGATAGTTTAACATGGGAGGAGTATTTTGCTACTGGACGAACAGGAAGAAGACTCTGTGAAAAGCTGCCAGAATTCCCAAAGAATGGCCCAGATCAAGATATTCTAAGAAGGATACATCCAGAGTATTACCCTTTGATGGATGTAGATTATAGGAATGAATTAGTTTATAGAAACTAGGAGGCAAGAAGATGGCAACATTTGAAGAATTTAATAGTAAAGGATATATTGGTCTGATCAAATTTAAGGGGGACACGCCAACAATAGCACCAGAGAGATTCTCGCAGATGAGAGCTGTAGCTTTTTCTCCATGGACTTTACTGAAAAAAGATACAATAGGCTACTGCTTGCAGAATGGAGTTTATTGGGTCATCTGCAAAGAGTCTCAAGGTATGTATGTTAGGGTTCCGTTTGCTAAAAATTTGAGATGGTGGCAAGCATTAGTATCAGAAGTAGAGTATGCTCATATTGGTGCCCTACCTCAAATTTTTATAACTGCAACAGCATAGTAAAGTTAGGGAGAGCGGGATATGAAAAACTTTATGGTTGCTAATCACAAGACGAAAAAGAGGTATGGACTATTTCACTATATAGAGACAAACTTAAAGGCGCAGATAGCAAACAGTATAGATCTTGGTTGGAGAAGAGAAGACATTGTAGTGCTGTCGAACTTTGAGTATGAATTTATGGGAGTGAAAAACACTGTAGTTGAGCTGAATGATAACTGTTTAACTGGAAGCAAGATGTTTGGCTTGAAATGGTTATATGAAAATACAGATGCTGATGTAGTATGGAGCCATGACTTGGATGCTTGGCAAAATGCTTGGTTTGATGCTCCTGATTTTAAAGATGTTGGTGCCACTTATTACAGTCAGCCGAAGTTCAATGGTGGAAGTATGTTTTGGCGTAGGACAGCTGTCGACATCATAGAGGCCATTCTTGGTAGAATAAAAGAGAAGAAAAAGGAGAGAGAAGAGCCAGCAATAAATCACGTCTTTAAATCTAAGAAGTACAAAGATCGGATAACAACCATAGACAACACTTTTAATGTTGGCTGCTCTGGTTTTGTGGAGAGATATGTTAGGAGCATGAAGCCGATAAGGGTATGCCATTTCCATCCATACAATAGGATTGCGTGGGAAACGCATGCTCTGGACAGAAACGGGATTGGCGAAATCCCTATCACTCCTAGGCTGGAGTGTTTAATAAGAGAGTATTATGGAGATTTAGCTACAGAGCTTTCTGAGGAAGGCAAGAAAAGCCGTACTTTAAAAAAAGACAAAGTGAATAATATAATAAGTAAACAGGAGAAAATAAAGAATGGCAACTCATAGAGAAGTCGTTTGGCTCGGTAGAGATAATACTGTAGATCTTATTCTGAAGGCTGATGGATCAGCTCATGATTTAAGCTCTGCTACTACAATAGAAGTGGTATTCAGCGGGGTAACTTTAAGCTCTACTACAAATTCCAGTTGGTTTGATTGGACTTCTGAAGGACTAACTACCGGAGAAGTAAACTTAAAGCTAGGATCAGCAGGATCTTCTATCTCTCCTGGAACTTATGATGCTGAGCTAATTGTGTATGATTCTGATTATACTAATGGAATAATGTGGGGAGAAGTACCGATTATAGTTAAGGGCTAATATGACTCTTCTGTCTTCTTCAGACTTAGCAGAAATAAGAGATACTATTGATGAGATAGTGAAAGATACATCTATTAATACTACCATCAAGTATCGTCAATATACTGGAGAGGACTACTACAATCCCAGAGACCAGCAGGTACTCTCTGAACGGACAGACTGGTCTGGTGTGAGTGCATTAAGAGGTTTGGTTACACAGAAAGAAGTCGACATGACAGCTGGAATTGAAGTAGGAGATACAAAATTTGTCATCATGCGCTCCTCTGTTTCTAACACCCTTAGCGTCTCAGATTTGATTGTTGATAGTGGTGCTACTTACAACATTAAGAGTATAGCTTATGATCCTCTAGACTTAGTTTACATCTTGTATGCGAGTGTGGCGTAATGGTAGCTCCTAAAAAAGCATTCTCAATAGAAGTTGAAACAGAAGAGTTCAATAGGCATATTAAAGATTTTCTTGCAGGAACTTCTGTTGATACGAATAAGGCTATTAAGAAGTTTGCTTTTGATTTAGTGGGGAGAATTATAAGGAAGACACCCGTAGACACAGGTCGTGCTAGGGCTGGTTGGCTGGTGGCTTATAGCAAACTCGGTGGCTCTGGCAAATGGATAAGCTTCGGCAAAACTATACCAAAAAGTAGGAGCGGAAAAGGATTTAGTAGAGCACAGGTAATAAAAGGACAGGGTGAAGGCAGTTACACAGAACACCTAGGAAAATATATGAATAAATGGGTCGAGATTGTGAATGGAGTTTCCTACATCATTTTTTTGGAGTATGGAAGCAGCAGACAAGCTCCCTATGGAATGGTCCGTGTCTCAATGCGTGAACTAAGAGGAGCAACTCTGGTAAAGGATTTAAGTAACTATTACAAGCGGCGATGGAATAGATTTTATTATGGTAGGCCAACAATTAGTTTTGGGGTATAAATGAGATGGCGTCTATTGATGCTGATGGCATGGTACAGAATGTAAAGGCTTCTATCGAGAAGTATATAGCTAATCAGTTGGTAATGGAAGAGGAATTGACAATTGCATGGGAAGGCATGCAGTTTGAACCGGAGCACATGGCCGAATGGGTACGGGAAAGGATACTCGCTTTTGCTGATAGAGACTACCATCGCCAAGTGAGTGATACAGAAGAAGGCCAAACCACTATGGTTATGCTCAGCTTTAATATATTTGTAAATCCTGAAAAAGCAGACAAGACAAATAGACACTATGAAATAAGAGACAAGATAGCAGAGCATTTTCATATCAATAAAACAATCAGCTTGTATGACTTCAGCTCTGATGACTTTACTGATGCTTTGCAGACAATGAAGGTGAGAGAGATAATAACAGACCAGCCGATACCAAATGACGAGTGGATGCAATTTGACTACACTGTAGGTATTAGCTGGCTTGAAAAATGGTAAGGAGTACAAAATGAGATTAGAAGAGGTGATTCAACATTATCTCGGTTTAGGATTCAGTAGAAAGAAGAGTGAGATGCTTGCTAATGCTTTAATGCCTAAACTAGAAGAGGATAAAGAAGAGAAGAAAGAGAAAGATATTCAAGAAGTAATTAAAACTCCAAAAAAGAAGTAAGGAGATTTAGAAGATGAAGTTTACTAACAAAGATGGAGAACTTAGAATATATGATTACCACAGCGCTACTACAGGATTGTATCTAGAGCTGCTATTTACTAATGCAGACCTAACCTTTCCTGTGGCTAGAGGGAAAGTAGAAGAGATGCTGGAAATGGATAGAGGCAACTACAATGCCAGCGCCAGCTACCACATGGGGCCAGATGATGCTATATTTGAACCCCTGCCTTGTTCATTTTCCATAAGACTTGAGGATACTACTTATACTGGGTACTTGAGAGATTGGCTCAGTGGAGCAACTACTTGTAATGGAAGAACTTTAGTTACCTGGAAAGGCCACTCTACTATCAACGTAGGACAGTTAAGTGGAGCTGCTGCTTATAGTACTAAGAGCTTTGCTGATAACAGTAAGATGGCCTACAGAGTGCAGGTGCTTTGGGATGGAGCCACTGACTATGGTTGGACTCTGGACGAGGTGTACTTTCCACCCAATGAACAAACCGTTACAGAAAGTGAAGACGCTGTCACTTGTAACATCAATGGGCTGATATATGGTAACATAGCCACTATGTCTTCTTTCTACTCTGGTGTTACTTGTATGACAGCTTCGTAATTTTAGATAAGGAGAGTTAAGTATGGAAGGAATTGAAACTATAAACATAGAGGAGCTGAAGGAAGGAAATTCTCTGTTTCAAAGCAGAGGACATAGCCTTCTTAAAGTGACTCATGATGGGCAGGAGAAGAGGCTTAGAATACCTATAAAGTCCACTGGTGTTACTGAGCTGATGGAAGAGATGAGGGCCAAGGCTCCAAAGCCTCCAGTGATAAATAAAGTTATCCACCCAGATGATCCTGCTTTTAAGGAGCTGGGATTATCTAGAAAGCAGCATGTAAAGACTTTTGATCTAACTGATGAAAGTTATATAGAAGCAACAGAAAAACATAACCAAGAGATAGGCATTAAGCTGATGCTAAAAGGCATAGATGTTCCTATCAAAGACAAAGAAGGTAACATAGTAGAAGATAGAGATAAAAAGATGACAATCCTTAGAGATATGGGACTGACTGCTCCGCATTTTACTCAGATTATAAGAGATATTACATCACTCACAGAATGGCAGGAGGCTGAAGAGAACGATTTTTTGCAGGATTGATGGGGGAGGATGATTTAGAAATCACTACTCCATTGTATTTCGATATGTATATATGTACGGAGTTTTTAAAATGTACCCATCAAGAGTTTTTAGAACTACCGAGAATAGAAAGGAAAAAGCTAAGAACATTTACAAGAATACAATCTGCTAAGATGAAAAAAGAAACAGATCAGATGAAAGAAAAGACTACAGAAGTAAGGATGCTAAACAAGGCTCCAAAGGTAAGAAGGTAGAATATGGCAGGCGAAGATATCACTGTCCGTGTAGGAGCAGACACCAAAGGTTTACAGGCCGGTCTTAAAAAAGCTCGTACTCATGTAGGTGGCTTCCATAAATCTATGAGCGGTCTGCAAAAAACCGCCATTGGCCTTGGTACAGCCTTTGGCGTTATTATTGGGGCTAAAGGTTTATCTAGTATGATACGTGGTGTTGTTTCTACAACTGCTGCTTTTGAGAAGATGAGAATATCTCTTGATACTCTTACAAAGGGCAAAGGAGAAGAGTGGTTCCAAAAGTTGAACGAGTGGGCTATGCGCATGCCTATCAGTACGGAAGAAGCCATACAAGGTTTCATCCGTATGCGAGCTATGGGCATGGAGCCTACCATTAAACAGATGGAGATATTGGTTGATGCTGTCAGTGCTGTAGGAGCAGGCTCTGAAGGAATGCAACGAGTTACCAGGGCACTAGGTCAAATGTCTGCTAAGGGCAGAGTTGTACAGCAAGAGCTTAATCAGTTAGCTGAACTCGGTATTCCTGCGATGGAAATCTTGAGATCTGAGTTTGGGCTATCTGCCAAGGAGATGGAAAATATCGGCAATGCTGGTATAGGTGCTCAAGAGGCTATTGCTGCTATATTTAGATACATGGAAGAGCATTACGGAGGATTGTCCCAAAAAATCCATCATACTTGGGGAGGAATGTTTGAGTCTCTGGAGTCTATGTGGAAGGAGTTTAAAAGAACTGCTGGAGATGCTTTAACTGGATCTAGTAATGCTTTAAAAGGACTCATTGATCTTATAGACCGCCTTTATCAAGAAGGAAAACTTCAAGAGTGGGCAACAGAAGTAGGACAGGTATTAGATATAGTTTTTACAGGTGCTATTGATACTGTAATTTACTGGCTGAATGCTTTGGAAAGTATGGTTGACCAAGCCAAAAGGATGCGTAGTGGAGAAGCAGGAGTAAGAGGGGGCATACTTGGCCCTATCAAAGAATCTCCCACTCAAGAAAGAGCTAGATCTATGACAGCGGCTTGGGCTCGCACGATGCAAAAGGCTGAAGGTCGTTTATATATTCTCAAGCTTATAAAAGAAGAACAACAAGAGCTTGCTAAGTTAAAAACAGAATACAAAAAAACAGAAGAGGTTATAGAGGAATTAACTACTGCAGAAGATGCTCATATTACGGCTAGTATTAGAAATATTAGAGATCACCAAAAAGCTCTTAAAGATGCAATTGAAGAAGTAGCAGAAGGTATCAAAGATGAGATGGAGCAGTGGGATGAGTGGAAAGAAAAATCAATCCAGGAAGAGTTGGCAGCATTTGGAGAAGCCCAAGAGGAACAGGCTAAATATATAGAAGAAGCTTTAGAAAGAGATAAGAAAGCATACAAAAACTTCTGGGACTACATAAAGATAAATACAGAAGAGCTTAATCAAGTCACCAGCGACAGCTTCACTGATGCTTTTGTAGCATTTGCTAATGGCACTAAGACTGCCAGCGATGCGTTTAAAGACATGGTTACTTCTATAATGGGAGATATCCTTAGACTGTATGCAAATAGGTTCTTTGTAGATTTTATCAATAATATAATTGGTGGTTTTGGTGGGATGTTTGGCGGAAGCACTACGACTACTGCTGGCGGAGGAGCAATGTCTACTTCTGCCAGCTTTGGACATAAGGGAGGTGTGGTTGGTTCCACTATCCCAAGCAGGAGCTATCCGGCAGCCTTGTTTACTGGGGCACCAAGACTACACTCAGGATTGAGAGCAGATGAGTTCCCTGCCATCCTACAACGCGGAGAAACTGTTACACCAAGGGGGCAGCCTTCTATTCAGATAAACGTTATTAATGAGACTGGAAATAAGATGGAGGCTGAGCAGAGAGGAGATATGCGCTTTGATGGTAAGAAGTGGGTTATGGACATGGTGCTGAGTGGCATCACTACCAGCCTACCCTTCAGGCAGGCTATACGGGGAGCATAGTATGGCAGTGGCAAAAAGCATTAAAGTAGATGTGGTAGTAAACACAAAAGTCAATATCTCTTTTTGGGAGGCTATTAAGCTTAGAATAGCCGGAGAGTCTGTGAGACAGCAGATAATAAAAAACACAGTAGCAAAAGCAGCCGAACCAACAAAAGAGCATGTTAAAGAGAAAGTAGAAAAGAAACTGTCTGTAAAGCCTTGGGAGAAAGGGAATGACTGACTTCCCTAAGATAGACGGGGCCTATGCCCAAATAAAAGAAACAAGCAAAAGGGCTACCGTTAGGAGTCCGTTTGAAGCTGGCTACGAGCAGACTAGATCCAAGTGGACTAGGGCAGTGAAAGAGTGGGAGATAACTTGGAATGCTCTTTCTACAACCGATCTTAATACTTTACAGACATTCTACGAAACCACTATGGAAAGTGGAGCTTCTAGATTCGTATGGCATCGTCCTGATAGCAGCGGCACCACATACATGGTCAGGTTCACAGAGGACGAGATGAAATTCATTAGCAGTCGTAAAGGCTACTGGAGAGGCACTATCACCATAAGGCAGATATAATATGAGTTTAAATCTTAGCTCAGCAGCAATCCTAGAGAAGAACAAACTAGCAGGAGAAGGTGCCTGGATTGTATTATTGAAATTAATTCTGAGCGATGGTACAACTTTAAGGCTTGCTCGCAACAACGAGGATGTCACTTGGGACAGCAACACATGGACAGCATTCCCCTTCGAACTCGATGAAGCTAAGGAATCAGGAAAGGGAGAGCACCAGACAATAACTGTAAAGGTAGGTAATGTCAGCAGAGCTATACAAGCCTATATGGAAGACTACGATGGTGGGGTAGGTGCTGATGTAACTCTGTACGTAGTACACAGTGAACATCTGGACTTGACTTCGGCAGAGATAGAGGAGAGTTTCATTATAACTTCTTCTTACTCAGACTCTCAGTGGGCTTATTTTGATCTGAGTGCTCCCAATCAAGTGTTTGTGCTGTTTCCACCTTTTCGGTATATGAAGAACTTCTGTAGATGGTCCTTTAAAGGGACTCGCTGTGGCTATAGTGGAGCATATAATGCTTGCAATAAAACACTAGCTGATTGTAGGCAGAGAAACAATGCCAGGTATTTTGGCGGGTTCCCTGGAATCCCTGAGGGTGGTATATATGTTAATGTTGAAAAATAATAGGAGAGTGTATTTTTGTGGAGAGTGTAGAAGAGCTGGTTGGCGTACCGTTTGTTGATGGCGGCAGGGACTTCAGAACTGGTCTTGATTGTTGGGGACTTGTTAGAGAAGCTTATAAGAGAGTAAATAGAGCGGAGCTTCCTGATTTCAAAATCTGCGCATTCCACAGTGCTATAATAAATCTCCAGATTAATGATCAGGCTTCTTTAAGAAATGTCTGGCAGAAGATTGAGAAACCTGAGCGAGGGTGCTTAGTTCTTATAAAGAACCATCCTCGTTTTATTAACCACATAGGTCTTTGTGTAGATGAACAGCATTTCATCCATACTCTGAAAAAATTAAATGCTGTTATAGAACCTCTGAATCATCCGCTTTGGAAACGTCGAACAAGGGGCTTTTTTAGATATAATGGAACAAGTCAGGCTGACAGTAGTTAATAGTCCATTTAACCTTTGGGACAAAACTGATTATTACTCCGAGTACGAGGCAGCAACGCCTGTATCAGAGTACATAGCTGCGCAGAACTTTCTCACCAGACAAGAGGAAGGGATAGACCTCTCTTACAGCATCAACGGCAGAGTCCTAACAGAGGAAGATCTAAATCACATCTGCCCGAATCCAGGGGACCAGATAATAATACTACCCGTCTTACATGGTGGAGGAGGTGATGATAAGTCTATAATCAGAGTCTTAGCCATGGTAGTTGTGATGGTGCTAGCTGTTGTTACTCAACAATATTGGGCCGCAGGTCTTGGTAAACTTGGAGCTGCGTTGGCCGGAGCAGCCGTAGCTACAGCCGGAAGCCTCTTGGTAAACTGGTTGCTGCCAGTAGGTATGCCATCCACTCCTAAACTAGACTCTGGGGTAGGTGGAGACTTCGATTCCACAGATACCTACGGTTGGGGTGAGATGCGCAACATAACCACCCAAGGAGGTGCTATCCCAAGAATCTACGGCACGCGCAGAGTCGCTGGCGTCATTATTAATCGCTACATTGATGTTCAGGAAAATGATGAATACTACAATGCTCTAATAGCTGTCCATGATGGAAACGTACAGGCAATAAAGAAGATACAGATAAACGGGCAAGACATAAGCAACTACAGCCATGTCTGGGTGCGGTGTACCTATGGCACTAGACAACAGCCACAGATCCCCTACTTCGATGATACTTATGATATAACTTCCTATAACACAGAGATAACAGATAGTACTTATGTAACTAAAACTACTTCTGGTGACTCAGTAGAAGGCTTGCGGATAGAAGTAGTTTGTCCTTATGGTCTTTACTACGCCAATGACAGTGGTGGGCTAAGTTCCACTTATGTAGAAATAAGCATAGAATACAGTGTCTCAGGCGCAGCAAGCTGGACTGCTCTCACTGGGGGACAAGACAGAGAAATCTCAGCTTCAGACAGTACTTATACAAACTGGGGATTTAAGTTCACTTCTACCTGCGACAGAATTAGATTCTTTTTTGGTCAGAATACTAGTGGACACTTTCCCCTTTATAGCAGTTCTCACAATTATGCTACCGGTCAGATTAGATATCAATATCATCCTCTGAGATACAGAACAGGTTACCATGCTACTATGGACACTGGTTGGGTAGAGATGGGTTCCTACAAGCAATCATGGGTAGAAATAAGAGGTCTTAATCATGCTCAGATAGTTGAGGTTGCTGTAGCTGCAGATTATGACACCTGGTCAATTGGGGATATTGATGATTGGTTCTCAAGTATCACCAGATACTACAAGGCTGGTAATATAAATATAATAGGAGCACAGAATAAGCCAATACGCAGAGCGTTTGAAGTCCACGGTTTAAGCCCAGCACAATATGATGTAAGAATAAAAGTAACAGACACAGAAGCAAGCACATCAAGGTACATAAACACTATATACTTAAAAGCCATAGGAGAGATAATACCAGACGACCTTACATACCCATATACTGCTCTGCTTGGAGTCAGAGCCCTAGCCACAGCACAGCTAAGTAGTGGTGCTCCCAGCATAACTTGTGAAGTTGTACGCAGCCACACTATCGTTTACAATACCAACACCAGCCAATGGGAAGCAGTGAGAGCTGATAACCCTGCGTGGGCGTGCTACGATATTCTAGTGAAGCCTTTCTATGAACTTACTACTGGTGGAAGTACAGGAGACACAGTAACTTCCTTCTCTTATAAAGGAAGAGACGGAATAGATCCAACAACCCGCATAGATTATGATGCCTTTAAAAATTGGGCTGATTATTGTGATGAGCTGACTGATGAAGGAGATAAGCGATGTGTGGTAGATATAGTGTTTGACTCCCAAACACCAACATGGGAAGCCCTAAGCCACATTAGTCAAGTTGGTCGCGGGATGGTAGTGATGAGAGGCACAAAGTTCAGCTGCGTTATTGATAAAAGCTATGATCCAGTGCAGCTTTTCACTGTAGGAAACATCTATGAAGACAGCTTTAAAGAATCATTCCTAGGGCTGGAAGACAGAGCAAATGTAATAGAAGTGACTTACTTTGATGAGACCAGAGACTATCAGAGAGAGTCCATACAAGTATATGGGAATGATTACTCTGAAGGGGATCTTGAACGCAGATCTACTATAACTCTTTATGGCTGCACTAGCTATAACAGAGCTTTTAGAGAAGCTTTGTATAGACTAAACTGCAATAAATATCTGACCAGAAGTGTTAGTTTTGATGTTGATGTTGATGCCTTAGCTTGCCAAGTTGGTGATGTCATAAGAGTACAGCATGACATACCTCAGTGGGGTTTTGGTGGGCGAGTGGTTTCTGCTTCTAGTGATAGTGTGGTGTTGGATAGGACTATTACATTGGCTGGAGGCAGTACTTATGTTATCTACATCAGGCACAGCGGAACTGACACCGTTGAAAGCCAGACAATAACTACAGGAGCAGGCGATCACTCAACCTTGAGTATAGCTCCGACAAACTGGAGCACTACTCCATCTGAGCATGATGTATATGCTGTGGGAGTGCAGAATAGCGAATTTAAAAAACTAAAGATAGTTGAGATATCAAGAAGCGGAGATCTTAAAAGAACGATATCAGCAATCGAATACAACGAGAGTCTCTATGAAGAAGGAACTCCGATAGACTGGGATGTTTCTGCTCTGCAAACAATTCCCATCGCTGCCAACGTAAGCGCCCTTGAAAGGTTAAGGACAGATACAGGCGGCAACCTAAAAAGTGAAGTCCATGTTATATGGACTTATTCAGAGTACACAGAGCGGAAAATAGCTAAGTGGCTAATTTACAGGAAAAATACTTCCATAACTGATAGCGTATGGGAATATCTAGGAGCTACCACAAGCAATATATATGTCTCAAACCAAGTAGAGTGGCAGATTAATACTTCCTACACAATAGCAGTGTGCGGCTATGATGCGCTATCCAACAGGGCGCATAATCCTGATAATCCTGAGGTTGGAACGGATAACTTAACAATACTCTGGAAAACAGCATCTCCAGAGGACGTAAGCAACTTCATAGTGGCTCAAGACGGCTCTTCCATTATCTTTAAATGGGATCATGTAACAGATGCAGACAGAAGGGGTTATCTCATTAGAGAAGGAGCCTCCTGGGAGACAGGCACTAATATAACAAAAGAGATCAGCCAGAATCTACACATACATACAGCTCCTTACACTGGGAATTGGACTTATTGGATAAAAGCAATAGATACTTCAGGGAACATGTCTGTCAATGCTACTTCTGCTGACGTCAATATCGATATCGGTACTTATGTAAATATAGTCTATTCTATACAGGAAATAGACGATTTTGTTGATGGGATTGCTTCAGATCTATCTCTCCATGGTAACATCACAGACAACCTTGTATGGATACACAGCGGTAACACCCCAGGCCTTGCTGTTCCGCATGCGCTACTAGACACGGGCAGTGGCGTTAGTACCTGGGTTGATTCTGGAACCTCTTTAACTTATTACGATGGCAGTGTAGTGACCGCTGGCTATTACCAGAGCCCTTGTAGGGATGTTGGTGCAGAACAGCGACAAACACTCAGACTAGTTAGGCAATACCATAGTGAGGTGTTGAGGGCCACTGACCTAACCTATCCAAATAGAACTGATATTTCATTTCCGAATGACACGGATGCAGAGATAACTAGTTTGTCTGCAATCACTACTATGTATAGGTATGGATCGTCTAGCCCATTAGCCTCTGCTAGCTGGGTAACATATACCTCGACTCCAATAGAAGCCTCTTTCAGATATTTCCAACGGAAAGAGCTATTCACATTAGACACCAACTTAACAACTCTCAACTTTGTCTCCATAGCCTCTTATGTTGATGTGCCAGATAAATTGCGCCTCTTCAATGCTAAATCCATAAGTGGTATAATAGGCGCTGAAAGTGGAACTACTTTTAACTTGTCTTCTGATCTTAGTCTAAACTTTTTGGTCGATTACACTGTGGTATGTACTACTGTTACAGATGCTTACTACTACTCTTTTAAAAATAAATCACTGAGTGATTTTCACATCACCCTGTATGATGATGCTGGTAATATTGTTACTGGAGAAGTCAACATGGTTATAAAAGGATATTAGATTAAAAAATGACTACTTGGGTATCAGCTACTGCTAAAGCAATACAGGCTGCAAAAGATTACATGCAGGACAAAACAGATCAAACTCAGGCTTATCTAGACAACAAGTTAGAGAATTCTAAGAGCTACCTACAGAATCAAGTAAACGATCTACAAAACCATAAAGACACTCTTAACTCAAGAGTTGATGCAGTACAAAGCCACGGCTTGCAGTTGTTGCAAAAAGTAGAAGCACTTGAAAACAGAGTAGCTTATTTGGAAAGCAAGCTATTGTCATCAGGCAGCTCAGAATCCAGTTCAGGCTCTGAGAGCAGCTCATCAGAAAGTAGCAGTGAAAGTATTTAGGAGAACAAAACATGGGAAGAACATATAACAGCTCGAATCCAGAAGTCGGAGTAACTACTCTCGGAGAGCTATATGATATCATAAGAAATCACATCGATGCCTCAATGACTAATATGATAGGGAGTGCAGCTCCCAGCAGCCCTGTATCAGGAATGATGTGGTATAACAGCGGCAACTCACACCTTTACATTTATGATGGGAATATGTGGATGGGGGCTAGTGCTTTTGCTACCTATGCTGGAGTGAGTTTTGAGACTGGTGTTACTCTGGGAAGAACAAATGACAGCAGTGGCGTGACTTGCTGGTATGGCACTGGCGGAGCTGCTATGTACAAGAAGGCTGACAATCATATGTACAGCCAAGACGATGGCGGGACAGAGACTAAGATCACCGGAGTAATGGAGCTGCCTAGTGGACTGACTGTAGCTGGGGGAGTGTCTATACAGGGTGGAGTCAGTATTGCTAGTGGGATTACTATATCAGGCGGAGTAACTACACTCAGTGGTGTTAGTGTTGGCTCAGGAGTAACGGTTGGAGGAACGCAGAGTGCTAGTGGTGTTACTGTATGGTTTGGTAGTGAAGGAGCTGCTATATATAAAGACATGTCTGCTAATGGAGAGCTACAAGCCTTAAATGATAATGGTGACCTCACTCAGCTCACTTCCCATAGATTTGATATGTTCTCTCCAGATCCAAATGAACCTTACCCTTGGTCATTTAGTGCGCAGAATTCCATCCTAGGAAAGCGAATAAATGTAGACCTGGCAAAACTAGCAAGGATAGTGGAAGCCATGAGTGGGGAATCCATTATCTACTATCAAGACATTCCAAAGAAAGAAGTAACTAAGGAGAGAAAAGAAAGTCTCCCGCAGTGGATGCAAGATAGGCTGGAGGAGAAATAACAATGGGACAAACTTATGACAGCACAGAACCAGAAAGCGGCGTAACTACTTTCGGGGAGCTTTATCAAATATTAAGAAACCACATTGATGCCGCCATAACAAATATGGTAGGTACTTCTGCTCCTGGCTCTCCTTCTGAAGGAACCACTTGGTATGATAGTGCAAATGACCGAATGTACGTTTACACCGGATCAGCATGGAAAGACATAGACTACAATACAACAACTTATGATGAAGTTGTGGATGCAAGAGGTTCTGCTGCTAACCTGGATGCTAGAATATCAGTGTCTCTTAATGATGACGGTACCTTGTCTGGGAACACCCCAGGGGGAAGCTGGTGGGGAACAGGCACAACCCCATGGCGTTATTACAGCACAGTCCAGTGGGAAGAGAATGGAGACATGAGGTCTGTCTACACAATAGGCAGGGCAGTATATATAACAGGAACAGCTAGCCCAGGCCATAGTTATGTTACTGCCTGTGCATATAGTGGAACATCAACCATCATTACCCTTAAAGACGCTATACTAGATGCTAGTATGGATACTCCACAATATGGACAGCCACACCATAACTACCACCACAAGATGCCTTGGACTAGGGTGCTGTGGAGCAATTCTGCTACCAGTCGCGATACTTGTGCTGACGATATGGTGTTGGTATCAGACGGTAGTGGAGGAGTTACAACCCAACTGTTTAGCCAGACTGTTAGACTAGATTTAAAAAAATATAGCCTTCTATAAGAGGAGAAGTACAAAATGGCTACTTTCGACTATGATATTATCAGAGATATGACTGCAGTTACAACCGCTGGAACGACCCATATAATGTATACCAATCCCAGCAGTACTACAAGTTTCATTAGGCAGATTTGGATACATGCTCCAACAGGAGGATTGACTGACTTCTCAAAAGCTACCGTACAGATGTACAAAGTATTGGATACTGGCGGCTCTGTTGGTACTGCGCGGAATCCCACCAACCAGTTTTTCGAGAGATCTTTTGTCACTAATGAGACCTACATACTAGATTGTGGAATCCCTGGCATAATACTTGGCGATGCTAACGATACTTTACAGATGGTACATACTTCCAAAACTACTTTTACTTACCAAGTATACGGAGGTTATGAGGTATAGAAATGACTATAGGATTAAGATCGACTAACAGAAGCGACTTGTCATACAGCACAAGGGGTGATGATATCCCAACAGGTGAAGTTATTCTATTCTATGCAGACACTGCTCCGATAGGTTACACTCTAAAAGCTGGTATGAACGATAAAGCTGTCTTTGTTACCAGTGGCAGTGGTAATGGCGGGCAGACTGGAGGTGGAGCGCATTCTACTGGCACCTGGACGCAGCC